TTTTGCAGTTGCCTTGTTTAGCAATGCTCTTGGCAAACTCAAGTCCAAAGGATAAATCATCAGGGTTGCTTGAATCTAACCATGCTGCCCAAATGTGCATCTCTACACCGTTAGGCTGTAATACAATAAAACCTTTCTTTTCTGGCAATATCCATAACATTGAGCGCTGCTCGTAGCAGTCGCAATATATGTCCTCTGCTAGCCATTCTGAATGACCTTTAGCACGAACCTTCTCAAGACCCATGCGAACCCACCACCAGCAATGTCTTAGTTCGTTAGGCTGTACGTATGAAAACTCCATTATGCCACCACCAAGTATTTGTATGTCTTGTCTGCTGTATCATTGGCAAAGTGAGAAATAGTCGCTTGACCAGGAATGATTGCACTAATATAAATGTTATCTGAGCTTAGTGGCGCAATATAGTTTACTGAAACAATAGCAGATGGAATAGCTGGTCTAGGTATGCCGGTATCGGCAGCATAATGTTCTAAGCCAATTAATGTGCTAGATGTTGTGCCGGCAATCTCAACGTAATCGCCAGCCTCCATTGCTGTAAATATATTAACTGTACCTACAATGTGACCCCAATCTGATGCGCTTTTACGTGCTGGGATGTCAAATCTGCTTGCACTTCTAGCAATATCCGTACCGTTTTTTCTAAACCATATATCGGCATACTGAGCTACGTTATCTTTATTTACTAATTGTAACGAAAATTGCACATTGTATGTACCCTTATTCCTTACATACATCCTAGACCCACTTGCAAGGTATACACCGCTACTTGTTTCTGTAGTATCTAAAACAACAACAGCAGTAGCACCTACGCTTGGAGCTGTTTGGTCTGTATTGTTGCTAAATGAGCCGTAAGGTGCTGCATCTGATTCTGCGTTATCTGAGCTGGGTGACAATAAGATAATAGAGTCGTAACCAATGCGCTCATCGTAAAGTGTAGTAGTAGTAGCCCAGCCGGTTGCTAGTGTGATTGTACCGGTATTATTGGACTTACCCTCAACAAGGTTGTTCACTACCTCGGATATTTCACGAGGTGTGCTACCTGATGGGTTAAGTTTACGATACATTATCTAGTACCCTGTGATGTAACATCAATGTCAACTCCAATGGCATTAGACCAATTGCTTCCAGTAGGAATTACTGAAATACGATGGTACTTACCACTACTACGTAATGATACCCTATTTTCGCTATCAGCAGCAGTATAAGAACCTAACTCAGGTACTGCGCTTAAAAGTGTCCTAGACGCTATTGCTACGCTCCCTGAGCCGTTATCTACTACTGGTCGTGCCAATGTGACGATAGAAGTAATTTCGCTTCCTATGTCACCTGTAGTGAGCTGTGCAGAAGAGTTTGCACCGGTAAATGTCACTACCTTAGTATCCCTTGCGCCAGCAAATAAGAATTTACCGCCAGTCCACAATGCGTCATCTAGTGATGTGGTTAATGTGTCCATGTTGCCATATAAGTCTAAGCCTTCTAAAGTCATACCGGCAGAGGCAGAACTAGCTACTACATCAACGTCTGTCGTGCAGTAAGACCATTTTTGTACTTGCCAGTTGTATATCAACAAAGTATTTTGTGCAAAGTTGTCAATAAATTCCCATACCACTATCTTACGGAATGGGTCAATTGTAGATGACATTAAATTAAGTTTAGACTGGTTGGCATTAGCATAAAACCATGCGTCTACCTTTTGTGTACCAATGGCAGTTATTGTAGAGCCATCGCATGAATAGAAACCATCTGCGCCCAAGAAGTAACTTGTACCACCGTACTGCACAACAGAGTTGCCTTCAACACAGCCAATGTTACGGCTAATTGTGTCAAACTGGAAGAACAATGGTGAGCCAATGTAAGACATCCGTACAACAGCCCTGTCTAAGAATATTAAGCCAACCTCGCCACCGGTCATGCCGGTAATGTTGCCACCATCAGAGATTATTTGATAGTCAGATTGCGATGCTGCGCCTGGTGTCCAGTTTGTTTCATCATTAATGTTAGACCATTGAACCTTGTTGGCATTGCTACCAGCGTCTAAGTTGGCAGCCACAACAAAGTCACGGACAACAGTCACGTACTTGGCTACTGGTGCGCTTGCGTTTAAGTCAGCAAATAATGAACTAGAACCTAGCGTATAGCTTTGTAAAATATTTACATTGTTTGCAGCAATAATAGTATTGCCAAATTGCGTAAAGTTCCATTTAACGATAGCTGAATAGTTGCCTGATTTAGACACGTTATCCATGCTCAAGTCAGCACCATCTAACTTAAATAGCTTTGTAGCACCACCGGCAAATATGTTTGTTGTAGCACTAAACTTACCGGCAAACACGTTGTTAAGGTTTTCACTAGCAGCAGCAGAATAGTCTACACCTAACGGAAATGGGTTATAACCTAAAGCTGTAGGCACTACATTCTTGGCAATAGACAAGTTTTCAGCAACACCTGGTAAGTCTGGTGTCCACTCTGTAAATGCTATTCTTTGGGTAGCCATAGTATTCCTTTATAAAGTAGGCTAGTAGCCAAGATATATTGCGTAGCCTAACAGACCGCCAAGCATAGTAGCAATAGCATCCCATAAGTCAGGTGTGTGCGTATCTTGGTGACAATAATCGTATATCTCTTTACCAACAGCACCAACAACAGCAACCAATAAGCCGTAGCCAATTAACTGACCTATGGCAAATAGCACAACCCCAACTAGACAATGATAGATTTTGTCTGATGGGATGTTGTTTAGGTAGCCTAAAATTGTTTCAATGTTATTCATTTAATAGCCTATTGCCATGTATGAACAAGTAAATGTATTTGCATTATCACCATTACCCGCAGTAAACCCAGTAGTTGTTCTATTTGAAACATTACAACCTGAGTCTGCTGCTGGATTAGAAACATTAGTACCAATAGTTACGGAGTAAACTGCATTTGGAAATGCAATAGGAAACGTAACAGCAACACTATTGTTTGGTGATATATTACCAGTTGTTCCCCATTGCATAATTAAACCGCCAGGAAGTTTTTGATATCCATTTGCTCCTAAAGACTGATTGCTTCCAGTAAAGTTAGGTGCTAAATCACCAGTAATCCCTGCTGAATTAAGAGTCATACGAGTAGTGCCGTTAGTATTAAAAATTATACTACCAGTACCAACATTCTGAAAAAATGCATTTTCATTAGCACCAGCAATTCTAATTATGCGTAAATCATAATCACCAGTTCCCCCAGCACTTATAAGAGCAGAATGAAAGTCAATATAGGCATTACCATCTGCTGTTCTGTTATGTCCTATTTCAATATTAACATCTTGACTTCCTGTATTATTTCCTAAAAATAATCCTCCAGTACAAGAAAGAGCATCAGCAAGTATATCACCACCAGTAATAGCAACATCATTAGCATTTTGCGAAGCCATTGTACCTAGAGTACCTACAGCAGTAGTCACAAAAGCAGTAGTAGCTAATTGAGTAGTATTATTACCAGCAGTAGCAGTTGGTGCAGTAGGAACTCCAGTAAATGTAGTCGTGCCAGTAACAGATAAGTTACCGCCTACAGTAAAGTTGTCAGCGTCTGTACCGGCTTGTTGGTCTTTAAGTTGAGCCATCAACTCACGGATAGCGTTATTAATACCAGATGGCGCACAACCCTCGGCAATGTCTATGCCATTAATGTCGGTATTGTTAGATGCTGTTGCACTATATTCGGATATTTTTGTTTTAGCCATGATTTGCAAACTCCATATGATATTTATTCCTTGCTTCAATTGCCACTAATTCGGCAAACTCAATGTCATCAAAATAGCCAATAGTTTTCTTTTTACCATTTACACCAAGTGACACTACCCATTTATTTAATTGTTTATACCAAGACACATTTTTTACTCCAGACGTATTGGTTTTTGGAGTTTTATAATTTTGACTATTTTCTTGATATGATGCTTCTCTTAAATTACTAATTCTGTTATCAGACCTACTGCTATTTATGTGGTCAATATGTAATTTTGGCATTTCATTGTAAGTATATAGCCAAGCAAGCCGATGCGCTCTGTATGCTTTATTATTGATTTCAATTCTAATGTACCCATTGTTATCTGTATAGCCAGCTACATCTCCAATTTTGCACCTTTTTGCTTTATTAATTGCCCATGTAAAAATACCAGTATTTTGGTCGTAATTTAATACAGATTTTAAGAACTCTCGGGTTAACATTATTTATCCTTGTCTTAACCATTCATTGTTGTTTACTGATGTTTCTACCCATGTGTTTGTGTTTACGTTTGTATTTGTCCAAGTATTTGTGCTTACCGGTACGTCTACCCAATTATAACCTATAGGGTGACCATCTGCGGTAACTGTTGCACTCGTTACAACACTACCAAGAGCCGAGAATTGTGCATTGGCATATATTGACATCAACCCTTCGCAATAAATGCTTCCTAGAGCGTTATATTGCGCTATAGCGTTAGCTGAAACCGTAGTTTCTGTTGTAATTGAGCCTATGCCATCTAATACTAGACCGCCTAGTGCGGTTACGCTAGCAGAACCAGTAATTGCACCGTTGCCTGTGAATACTTGTCCACCAAGCGCAGTTACATAAGCGTAGCCATTAACAGCCCCTGCTGCAAATGTAGTCCTTGTTGCAGAAGCATTAACCGTAGCTACACCATTAACACTTGCGCTTCCATTAACAATCGCAAGAACCGTGCCATTGGCAGTTACTATTGCAACACCATTGATTAAGGCAATACTATTTAAAATAGTATTTGCATTAGCAATAGCTGTGGCTAGTGCATTAATAGAACCAAAGCCGCCTGCTACATAAGTGCCATTAGATGTAACTGTTGCCGTTGCATTAACACTTGCTGATGCCGATGTTTGTACAAACGGTATGTCCGAAAATGGTACATCCGAAAATGGCGCAAAACCTAGCATCTATTATTCAGCTAATAGGTAATTGTTGCCGGAAACAATGGCAGCGTCAACGGCAGTAAAGTCTTCATCAGTCCAAAAGTCTTTGGCTTTCATAATTTCAAGGTGTTCAACATTTCGTTTAACACAATCTGTCTTATTTTCTTGTGTGTCGTTAGCCATTTCAGTACCAGCAATGATTGCATTAATTAGCCTCACGCTATCACCAAGAGCCTTATAGTGTTGAGCAATTTGCTCTTGTTCAGTCATTTCCAATGGATTATTCATTACTTTCTTCCTTTTCTTCTACAGGAACAGGCTCTTCTGCTAATTGTGGAATAGCTTGAGTACGAATTTTAGTAATTAAACCTTCTACCTGTGCATAAGGTAATTGCGCCAAAGCACTTAAAACACCATTAACTTCATTTAAATCTAATTCTAATTTCATTGTTATTTCTTTTTAAACTGCGATTGAGTTAATCATATCAGGTTGAGCCATCACCCAGTTGTAACATTTTTCTAAAAAGGTAGCTCCCTCAAATGATTCAACTTGCCCTACAGGTATTAAATAACGTTTAAAATCTACAGTAGTAGTATTTTCATTCTCAGGTTTTACAATATATCCTGAAACATCAATAATTACGATATGACGAGAATTTGTAGTACCTTGTCTATTTATGATTGCTGATGTAATACGAAAGTATGCTCCTAAAAAAGGAACTCCATAGTTTGATTCTTGTATATCTAATTGAATAGCCATTTATTTATTTTCCTTAGTTTAAAATTGTCTAACCAAATTCGTAACTTATTTCAGTAGTTTCAACAGTAGCTAACCAGCGTAAATTAGTTGTTGCTGCCCCTGTAACAGTTATTGTTAAACAACCAATAGTTGTATTTGCTGAAAGTGCTACTGTATATCCTGGGACATTACTAATATCTGTAACTGTTGATGCAACAAGTGTTGTTGTACCTACACCTGTATCCCTCCTAAGCAAGCCTTCAATTTTAAAAGCTGAAGCAGCGTTTCCACCTGCTGGTTGTTGCCTACAAACTATTTGCCCAGTAAATACAATAGCATTTTTGTCTGGAATACTTATTTGATTTGTACTACTAGCAGTTCCTGCGAATGTAACTAAAACAGCAGATGTACCATTAGTAGTAGCTATTCCTAAAATATATTTTCCTGCTTGAGTACCACCAAAGCCACCTAAGGAAGAAGACATTGGTGTACCAAAAGTATATTTAGCATTTACTGCGGAATTATAACCATTAATAGATACTGCATTAGCTCTAGTAGTAAAACCATTACCTAGTGCCATAGCATCATTAGCATTTGCATTGGAACTATTACCAATTGCTATTGAATTTGTATTTTGTGCAGTAGCACTAGCACCTATTCCTATTGAAGAACTACCTAAAGCATTGGAATCTTGACCAATGGATACACCATAAGAACCTGTTCCTCTAGCTCCACCACCAATAGCAATTGCCCCTATTTGAGTAGCCCCCGAATATCCATCAACCCTTCCATTACCTATTGCAATAGCACCATTGCCACTTGCATATCCACCATTCCCCATAGCAATAGATGGCACACCTGAAGCAACAGGTCGTAGGAGTGTTGTTGCATTTTCTGCATAATACCTCATGGATTTTTTATTACCAGTAATCCAATTAGTACCATTACTTACGATTTCAGTACCTTCACCTACTCGTAAAGTTATTGTAGTGCTACCATCAATTGTTTCTGCACCGTTAGGGTCAATTGTAATAACATCAGTTGTAGTTGCAGAAGTGTTCCAAATAGTTACATTAAATCCTGAACCAAGTGTCGCTGCTGCCGTTAAACTAATAGTAAATGTCCCAGAAGTACAATTAATTACTTTTCCTAAATCACCAGTAACAATCGTATAGGCTGCTGTTTTATTATCTATAGTTAGGGAAGAACTACCACCACCACTAGGTGTAGTCCAAGTTGGAGATGCCCCAGAACCAGCAGAGGTTAGAACTTGCCCACTAGTACCTGCATTAGTACCAGCCATTTTGAAGTCACCCCAAAAGCGGTTACTTGTAGTGCTTGAGTTACCAAATGTGTTTTCGTTACTTACTGATGCCGAAGACGCTGAAGCGTTATGACCAATAACTATGTTACTAGAACCACTTGTTAAATTACTACCTGCTGAACGACCTAATGCTACATTATTTTGGCCAGTTGTTTGTTGTAATGCATATGAACCTATTGCCACATTGCTACTAGATGTCGCAACGGATAATAATGCCTGTTCACCTATTGCAATAGAATAAGAACTTGTAGTAGCTTGATTCAATGCCCCAAATCCAAGTGCCACATTATTACTGCCAGTTGTTAAACTATTGAGTGCGAAGCGCCCATAAGCAAAATTTTGAAAACCAGTTGTTAAAGCATTAGCCGCGCCTCCTAAAATGCAGTTGCGATAGCCTGTGGATAAAGCGGTAGCAGAAATTGCGCCTACAACGACATTGTTGTCACCGCCACTAAGTATATTTTGTGCTGAAGATGTCCCAATAATTACATTTGAAAAGCCTCTTACATTTGTGCCAGTTTGGTAGCCAATCGTTACATTTGATGAGCCTTGAGTGCTTTGATTCGTTCCTGCGCCAAACCCTAAAGCAGTATTTTGAGGAGAAGCTGCATCAGTAATCCCCAATAAACTACCACCACCTGCAGAGCTAGTCCAAGATGTACCATTAGAGGTAAGTACATTTCCTGAAGTACCTGGAGCAACAAAAGTAGGACTAGAAGTTCCGTTACCTAAAATAACATTATTTGCAGTTAGAGTAGCAAGACCTGTGCCGCCATTTGCTACAGGAAGGATTGTTCCACTAGGCGCAACAAGGGTAGTTCCATTGCCATAGACAGCTTTATCTGCTGGATAAGTAACAAATGCAACTAATGACCCTGATGTGAAATTAACAAGGTTGTCACTATTTGACGAGCCTAATACCGTGTCCCTAGATAATGTACCCGCCCCAACCGTACCAAGACCCACTTCCCAATTTGAGCCAGAGGCATCTTTTATTGTGTAGTAGGTTGTGTTTCCATTGCCTATAGCAGAAGAAAATGACTCAAATCCCGACACAGCGCCAGAAAGTGCAATCGTTCCAGTACCTGTAGTTGTAGAGGTTTCTTGAACCCTATCTTTAAGGACTAATGGCATAATCTATCCCTTAAGCTAGTGTTACTGAAAGGTTGCCGGTAGAAATCTTAAAAATGTCACCAGATGAGATTGTTTTAGATACGTCTAGTGGAGTGTGATATAAAAGATTGCCGGCAGTAGATGCGTCAAGTATGCCAATCCAACCTACAGTACCCCATGAGCCTGATGATGTTGGGAATGTTACGTCAGCCGAGTTAGTTGTCACACCGTTAGATGGTGCTGCAAATGTTACTGCCGTACGTGCATAAGAGCCACCAGATACTTCAGTACCGGTGTTAGCATCAGTTGGGTCTGTGGTATATAGACCTACATAAACTGTTGTTGGTGTGGTGTAAGCTGTATTGCGTAGCGTTACATTGATTAATGCGTTTTCTAGATAGTTACTTATTTCTGCCATGATTTTTCCTTTATCGTGTTGCTATTGAGATTGAGATTGGTGAACCAGCATACTCGCCCTGGTCATCCGATACGGTTAAAGCATTTACACCCCTGTCATACAATGTAGCCCAAGTTTGTAGCCTTGCATCGTTCATTAAGTAAGGTTCTGCCTCGCCTAAAGAGCCATAAAGTAATAAGTCTGGGCATATAGCCGTGAATGCGTTAGATGTCGCTGCGCTAGTTAAAAATGGTGGTGCAGCGTAGTACAGCATACTAAGTGTGTAGTTACTGTCCGGTACTGGAGCTAATTGAAACTCTTGCGCTAGTACGGTGTACTGTGCAGGTAATCCTGTGTCAGTAGTACGAGCATTGCGAAATAGTGCGCTAGGTGATTGGTACTCTAGTGTTGCTGCTGGGTTGGTTGCTATGTGTAGGTCACGCATCTGCAAGAAGTCTGATGGCAGCTCTACTGTGGAATCACCTGCCGTTGCCGTTGTAGTTACTACCTTTAGCATTTGACGTATGCGTAGTTCTCTGCGTAGTCGTGTTTCAGCAAGCCTAATGAAGTCAGGTATCATTGCCGTTAAGTCGCTACGTGCTAGGTAACTGGCAATCGTAGTCTGTAAATCGGTGTAGTTTGTCAATGCCATCTTGCTTCCTCTTATATATATTTCCAATGTAATTTATTTAAAGTTTTTTTAGTGCCATTACAGACAGCACTAATACTATATCTACTTACATTGTAATATTTGGCTGCATCTATTACACGGTCAAAATATTCATTTGTTTCTTCACAAAATACTTTTTTTGATAATGCCTTAGATATCTTTTCTTTTACATCATTTGGAATTAATTTATTTTTATTTATATTGCTTAATTTTTGCTTTGTTTCTTCTGTATGCTTTTTTCCCATTTGTATTTTAGACATTTTATCTTTAACATCTTGGGTATATTGATATTCAGAACCACCGCCATTTGTTGAATTACATAATAAGATGTTTAGTCTTTTTAATTGGTCAATACGCTCTTTTTCAATAAAATAAGCAAATTCATTATCAACATTTTTTATTAAAAATTTAACTTTATAACCTTCTTCGCTAACAATTGTCTTCCATTTATCATTACGACTGCATAAACTTCTTGCTCGTTTACCACATCCTTTGCCAACATAAAATGGCAAATTAGTTTTCAAAGACAAATGCTCATAAACATAGTATTTATTCATGTTTATTATTATACCCTAAACACGACCTGCCCTTGTGCGAAATGCCCTGTTATCGGGATTGTTTAACCATTCGTTAAATCGTTTTTTGTCTATTACTGCAAAGCCTCTTGTTATGCCTTGCTTTTCTAATTCTGAGAAAACTGTAAGCGGTATGGATGCCACCTTGTTGCCAAATGCATCCTCACTCCATCTTTTACGTTCATCTTGTGCAGCGTACTCACGCTTGTTCATTTCTAAGATGCCGGTAATGTCTTGGCTTTTAAGTATGACTAGCTCGTCACCGTTGTCTATAAATGATGTATCGGTAATGCCGTTGGATATTGTATTACTCATATAACCTCATAATGGGGGAGAGTTTCCCCTCCCCACATATTTAACTAACTACTAACTTAAGTCAGAGATGATACCGTGTGCTGCTTGGTTACGAACTTCCAATGTGTACTCAACTAGCAACTGAGTTAAATCAGCGTCACCAGTTTTAGCAAGCTCATTAGTTTGGAATGGTCGTAGGTAAGCTACGGCTGCCATTTCAGGGTCTAATAAGAATGCTGTGTCATCATTGTCAGCGTTAGGAATGAAACGGTTAGGCACGATAGAGATAGTACCAAAGTCAGAAACATAAACGTCTGCTGCACCAATAATAGATGCTTGAACATTACCAGGTACGTCTTTGTAACGTGTAGCGATACCGGCAAATGTAGATGCAACCACTTTTTGTGCTGGAGTTACCATCAAGATTGTTGGTGAACCACCGTTTACATAAGTAGATTGGATTACACCGTTCAAGATAGTGCTAGTGAAAGCACGGTCTGTACCAGTTACACGGGCAGTAGTACCTAAAGAGCCGGCAGTACCGCCAGAACTACCAGAGTAGTTTGAGTTCAGCCATGTTTGTAGACCACCTAAAGTACGAGCAGTTGAAGCGTTACCGGCAGCAGCAACTTGGTTGCTTAATAGGATAGCTTCCATGTCACGTTTGATTTCTGAAGAAGCCTTAGCCAATTGGTATGCTTTCTCAGATTTACGACCAGCTTTGTTGATTGTTTCCAATGTACCGGAAATTTTGATAGTTTTTTGTGAGATTTGAGTACGGTTACCAACACGAACAGATGGTGTTAATGTTGCATCTGAAGCAGTTGCGCCCTCAACAACAGCGTTAGATAGGTTAACTGCATCCAAGCTGTCTGTTTGCCATTCGTGATAAACGGCAGTAGCCTTAGTTTTACCAACAGATGTCATGAATGGAGTATCTGTAGGTGCAATGTTGTAGATTACATCGGTTAAATCTTCACGATTACCGATAGATTGATAGGATTGATATGT